ACCGACATAGGTGTACCTGTAACTGGACAAGAATTATCCATATCTAATAAAACATTTACTCAGGATACTTTAACAGCTTTTGGACAAGCACCTTTTTCTACTCAAAGTCCAAGCCTTTTTGAAATACCTTCAGTCGAAATAGAAGCTACAGTTGGTGGTGGTCAATTAGCATCACTATTACTTACAACTACGATAGGAACTTTTTCAACTACTGCAGGAGCACAAATATCAGTTAACGTTACTGAGCATACAATAAATTCATCTTTAGGCTCACCATCTATTTCTGCAGATGCTAACGTAACTGTTTCTGGAACTTCAATGACTATGTCATTAGGTTCGGAAGATGCTTCTGCAGACTTTACTGCTGAAGTAACTGGTCAACAGCTAACAATGACACTAGGAGAGGAAGCTGTCACAGGTACTGCAATCGTTACACTTACAGGAATTTCTGCAACATTTAGTATAGGTTCAGTAGTAGCTACACCTAGCAAAGAAGTCGATGTAACAGGTTCTCAAATGACTATGTCAATAGGGGAGGAAGTGCCTTCAGCAAATGCCAGAGTTATACCAACTGGAATTTCGTTAACATCTAGTGTTGGAAATGTTAATACTACAGCATGGGTAGAAATAGATCCTGGGGTGTCTAATGTTTGGACTGAGGTTGATCTAGCAGCCTAGAGAGGATATAATAGCGACATGTCATCAACATATACTGATCTTGGAATAGAACTAATGGTTACAGGTGCCAATGATGGTACTTGGGGAACTAAAACAAATACAAATTTAGAAATTATAAATCAACTGCAAGGTTATGTAAATAAATCCATAGCGGGTGGAGCACAAACAACTGCTTTACTTATTGCTGATGGATCTACTACATCTTCTGATGCAAGAAATTTAATTATAGAATTATCTGGAACAATTACTGGAAATCAAATTGTAACAGTGCCTGATAGTATAGAAAAATCTTATATTGTTTTTAACAACACTTCTGGAGCACATACGGTTCAATTTAAAACTGCAAGTGGGACTGGACCTACTTTTGCAACCACGGATAAAAGTAATAAAATTGTATATAACAACGGAACAAATATTATAGATGTAACAGCAAGTCTTGGTGCTTTAGCTACGGGTCAAATTACAGCTACAGGAAACATAGTGCCTGGGGCTAATGACACATATGATTTAGGAGCCTCTGGTAATGTTTGGCAGAACGTTTATACTGGGGATTTACACCTTAATAATGAACATAAAAATGAGGGTAATATAGTTGACGGATCTAAAGGCAGCTGGACTTTACAGGAGGGTGCCAAAGATATATACTTGATTAATAATAAATCTAACGAAAAATTTAGATTAAAATTAGAAAAAATTTAAGGAGAAACCATGGGTATTATTTCTAACGGAACTACAATCATAGATAACGGTGCTATTGGAACCGATAAAGTAGATACAGCACAGATTGCAGCAAGTGCAGTTGAAACAGCAGAAATTAACAATGACGCTGTTACTGCCGACAAACTTGCAGACACTTCAGTTAGTGCAGGTCAATATACAGCTGCAACAATTACTGTTGATGCTCAAGGAAGAATTACTGCAGCTTCAGCTGGAAGTGGTGCATCGAATTTTCAAAACGTATTTTATAAAACTGGACCTGCCAGCGGAACTTACACAACACCATCCGGTGTTTCTAAAGTCCAAGCTTACGCTTGGGGCGGAGGCGGAGGCGGAGGTGGTGCCTACGGAGGAACTTCACCTTATTCAGGAATGAACGGTGGTCAAGGTGGCTATGGTTTTTTTGCCTCAGCAGCTTCAGCTTCTACAGGATACTCTTACGCTGTTGGAGGAGCTGGATCAGCAGGATCTGGTGGAAACTCAGGAGGTTCTGGTGGTGCTGGAGGAAATACAACAGTCGGAACATTAGTTGTCGCTAACGGAGGCGGTGGAGGCCAAGGAAGAAGATTTGGTCAAGGTAACGGTTCTTCTGGAACTGCACCTGGAGCAGCACATAGTGATTTTCCTACTACAATTATTTTTGGTGGTGCAGGAAGCGGAGGAAGTGGAGCTGGAAGTGTTAGTCAACCGGGCCAAGGTGGTCAAGCTGGTGCTTTAGCATTATTTGATAACAGAGGATAATAAATATGGCATATTTAATTTTTAACAAAACAGACAGCTCACTATATAAAATAGCTGCAAATGAAACAGATAAAGATAATTTAAATATTATTGATGATCAATGGACAATAAAAGATATAAGTGATTCTGATTTTACTTTAGTTAAAAATGGAGAAAAACTTGTAGAATTAAGTGGAGACACAGTTACATATACAGATGTAAATATGACTTATGAAAGTGCTGATTTACTTCAAGAATGGATAAATAATATTATCTCACTTATAAATGACTTTAAAGCTAATGGTAACAACCAAAGTAATCCTAACTATGATTCAGTAGTTGCTTATGGACAATATTTAAACGATTTTGATACTAGTACAATTACTTATCCACTAGATAAAAGTTGGGAACAATATTGTGCTGATACTGGAGTAACATACTTTAATTCTTTACAATTACCATAATTAGCATAAATTAGTATTCATGGATGCTAATTTACTATCTTCCTATATTCAATTATATAATAATGTTTTACCAGACAACGTTTTAACAAACTTTGAAAAAGTCTGTAAGGATCATGAATTTTTGAAAGAGGGAAGTATTGTTCATGATTCAAAAGAAAACGAATTTTCAAACAAAAAAATAAGAGACACAAAGATTTGGCCTTTAGTTAATTCTGAAGAGGAAAAAAGTTATACCACAATTCATTGGTGTAATTTATTATTAAGTATGTTTAAGAAATATTCTGTTGAGTATTTTAGAGTATATGAAAAAAATAATTTGAGCCAAGTTGATATAATAGACATACAAGTTTTGAAATATAATGTAGGTGGTCATTATCAGTTTCATGTAGATCATTCTAAAAAAATTCCAAGAACATTAAGTTTTATTTATTTAATAAATGATGATTATGAAGGTGGTGATTTAGTTTTTGCAACACCTGATTTTAAAAAAGATTTAATAATTGAAAAAAAGAAAAATACTTTAATTATTTGGCCAAGTAATTTTATGTATCCACATACCGTACAACCAGTTACAAAAGGTACAAGATTTTCTGTAGTAGGATGGGCTTTGTGATAGATAATTATAAAATCATTAAAAATTTAATTAGTCCTGATGAAGTTGAAGTTTTAAAAATTTGCACTGAAATAATGCATAGAACTAATTTAAATAATTTTGACTTTAACCAAAGCGATAATGCAGATTCATTTTTTTACGGTTCTATAATTGGAGATTCGTTTCTTATAAAATTAAGATCCACAATAGAAAAAGAAACAGGTTATAGTTTATTACCAACTTATTCTTATTTTAGAATTTACACAAAGTTTAGTAAGTTAGATAAACATAAAGATAGACCCTCTTGTGAACTTTCTGTAACTTTACATATTGCAAGTGACAAAAATAATTGGCCTATTTTTATGGGTGGTAAAGAAATTGTTTTGAGTCCTGGTGATGGTGTGATATATAAAGGAACTGAGATACCACATTGGCGAAATGAATTTACAGGAGATTATTATTCTCAGGTTTTTCTACACTACGTTAAAGCTGATGGTAAATATAAAGATAACTATAGAGACAAAAGAATTTACTTTGGAGTACAAAAATGAAGTTTATACAAAATAATGATGATGGTGCATGTGATATTATTTTTTCAGACAATGAAGTTGAGATAATAAAAAACAAAAAAAAGTTAGTTTTAACTGCAGAAACCTTAAGACACTTTGGTAATACTCTGGTTGGAATGGTGTCCAATTGGAACTTAAAATTCAATGAGGAATTACAGAAAAAACAAACCTTTACTAATACAAAAATTGAGGGCACCTCCGATATAGAAGATAAGCAGTGATTATGGTATAATAAGCCATGCCTTTAACAAACATACAAATAGCACCAGGCTTTAATAAACAAGTCACAGAGACCGGAGCAGAAGGTCAATGGACTGATGGAGATTTTGTAAGATTTAGATATGGTTCTCCTGAAAAAGTTGGTGGATGGGAACAAATTACATCTGATACTTTGGTTGGAGCCGTAAGAAAACAATTAGTTTGGGCTGATTTAGATGGAAGAAAATACGCAGCTTTAGGAACTAACAAAGCTTTATTTATTTATTATGAGGGTGCTTTTTACGATATCACTCCCCTTAACACAGCTGTAACTGGATGTACCTTTGATACTAGTAATACTTCAGCAACAGTTACTGTCAATAAATCTGGACATGGATTAGAAGTTGCTGATTTATTTACTTTTACATCTGTAACACCTCCTACAGGTGCAGGGTATGTTGCTTCTGATTTTGAAACAAATACATTTGAAGTTATTACTTCTTCAGCAAACAGTTTTACAATAACTATGGCATCGGCTGCATCAGGAAGCACATCGGGCACTGGATCAGCTACAGTAAACCCATACATCAAACCAGGACCACTAAATGCAACAGCAGGTTATGGTTGGGGAACAGGTACCTGGGGAAGAGGAACGTGGGGATCTGCGTCTTCTACTAGTAACGTTATAGTTGATCCCGCTTCTTGGTCGATAGATAATTTTGGTCAAATAATGATAGCTACAATTAAAAATGGAAAAACTTTTTCTTGGAGTCCTTTAAACACAAGCGCAAACGCTTTGACTACAAGGGCAACTTTAATCAGTGGAGCACCAACAAGATCTGTAATGTCAATTGTTTCTGACAGAGACAGACATTTAGTTATTCTTGGAACTGAAACAACAATAGGGTCAACTACTACACAAGACAAAATGTTTATAAGATTTTCTGATCAAGAGTCTTTGAGTGATTATACACCTACTTCAGTTAATACAGCGGGAACATTTAGACTAGACTCAGGAGTTAAAATTGTAGGAGCAGCAAAAGGTAAAGATTATATTTTAATTTTAACAGATACATCTGCTTATGTTATGCAATTTGTTGGACCACCTTTTACTTTTTCTATTAGACAAGTTGGAAGTAACTGTGGGTTAATTGGTCAACACGCTTTACATTATGTTAATGGAAGGGTTTGGTGGATGGGACAAGCAGGTGGTTTCTTTGTATATGACGGAACAGTTAAATCAGTTCCATGTTTAGTTGAAGATTTTGTATTTACAAATACAGGAAATAATCTTGGAATTAACTATAGTGCAGGAGAACAAGTATATGCAGGTCTTAATCATTTATATGAAGAAATAAATTGGTTCTATCCTAAAAATGGTTCTGAATTGGTTGATAGAGTAGTTACATATAATTATACAGAGAACGCTTGGACAACAGGTTCTTTAGCGAGAACTTCTTTTCACGACTCAACTTTATATGATAACCCCTACGCAACAGAGTTTAACAGCACAGGAGTACCAACATTTCCAACTATTCAAGGGGTTACAAATACAAACGGTGCATCTACATATTATGCTCATGAAATTGGTGTAGACCAAGTCGATAGTGCTGGTAATAAAACAGCAATACCTGCATTTATACAATCTGGTGATTTTGATTTAAGCGTAGGTGGTGACGGAGAGTTTTTTATGAGTATGAGAAGATTTATTCCTGATTTTAAAAGACTGGTGGGTAATGCACAAATTACTATAAACTTAAGAAATTACCCAACAAGCACAGCATCTAGCTCACCATTAGGACCATTTACAATTACAAGCTCTACTGATAAAGTAGATACACGTGCTAGATCGAGATTTGCAAGTGTGAAAGTAGCTAACCTTTCAACAGATCAAAGTTGGAGATATGGTACTTTTAGAGCTGACGTACAACCAGATGGAATGAGAGGATAATGGACCCTATTACACAAAGAATTTTAGATCAACAAAGAGCGCTAGCAGAAGATCCTAACTTTAGTGGCTATCAACCATCTCCTGTGGATGGAATTGCGGCTCTGAATACAACACCCGTGAACCAAGATATTATGTTTCAGGATAATTTAGTACAAGAAAATCCACCAATTGATATGAAAGGAATGGCAATCAATGTTGGTAAAAAAATAGCAACAGATTACGCCATCAAAAAATTAGGACTCGAAGGACTTAAAGGGAATTTATTAAAAAGTGCAGTCGGTTCAAATCTTATAGGTTTTAACAATCCTCTTTCTGCAGCTTTTACAGTAGGTTCTTTACTACCAGATTCAGTAAAAGGAATTGCAGGTTTATTGAGAGGTAAGAGAGTAGAAAAAGCAATTGCTAGAGATATCATTGCAGATAGTCAAGGATCTAAAGACACTACCATTTCACCTAAAATTACAAATATGCAACCTTCTGCTAAAGA